ACAGACAGTTGTCAAACTTGATACGGTTCTTATCTCTGCACCGATAGCCGTCTTTTGGCAGATATTGCCGAATGATACTATACGGATAGGTGATAGCTTGCTTCATCGCAAACGGGTTGTGTATGAAGATAGTCTGTATCGTGCGGTGGTGAGCGGATATGTAGACCCTCGGTTGGATAGTATGACTGTATATCCGAGGACGGTCTATCAGACTGTGACGAACGACATCTATCATCCGGTCGCTATCAAACCGAAGAAGAAGCGTTGGGGATTAGGGTTACAAGCCGGGTATGGTTATCCGGGTGGCATGTATGTAGGCGCAGGAATAAGTTATAATATATTCGTATGGTAAGAAAGAAATTAACGATGTAGAAGTCGGCTTAAGCTGGCGCTCTTTCGGGGCTTAGAGTGGAAAGAAAGCCCCATTTACATAAGATTCAAGCGCCAACAAGAATCATCCATACATAGCAGCACAGAGCATGTAAATGGGGCATAATGCCTTTGTGAACATTCTCTGTGCTGATTAATTTATATGGATTCTTGTTGGCACGGCAAATATAATAATTAAAATTAGAATCTTATGGGTAAAATTGTAAATAATCGAAGAATGTCTTCAATTTTGCGTGACAATTTAGTACACGATATTTATCAGGAAGAGCTTGGCAAACTCGGAAATGCAGGTCGCTACATATCAAAGGAATACCTATATGGCAAGGTAAAGGAACGTGTCGGTCTCAGTATAAGAAGCATTTCTTTTATCATCAACCACACAAGAAAGCGGAATATATAAAGGGATAACGGTATGTTTCGTTACCCCTTTGGTATATAACCGTACGGTTGGCGCTTAAATCTTGTTGCAAAATTATTATAATTATCAAAGAACAAAAACATATATACGGTAAATTTTCCCAAAATATACAAAAACAATTCAAGACCTTTACTTCCGAACAAAATGAAACATACTTCCGATGGAAGTGAAGTATTAAATCTAATAAAATACAGGGCTTTAGTACTTTTGTGATGCGGTTGATATTGACCGGAACTAATTGTATATATTATGAGCGAAACAAAGACTTATGTGTTTCCTGAGAGCGGAAACAATGGAGGCGGTGGAATGATGGCAATGCTTGCTCCGCTTCTTCAACAGAAGGGCATCGACCCTAATTTGCTTGTAGCCATGAACGGACGCAATAACAGCGGTTTTGGCGGTGAGGGAAGCTGGTTCATTTGGGTAATTTTCCTGTTTTTCCTCATGGGTTGGGGTAACAACGGATGGGGAAATGGCGGCTTTGGCGGTGGCAATGGAGCAGCAGGAATCCCCAATCTGATTAACAACGATGCAGGAAGAGAATTACTTATGAGTGCCATTCAAGGAAACGGCCAGGCCATCAGTAATCTGGCTACAAATCTGAACTGTTCAATCGGCCAGGTTCAGCAGGCTATCAACGGTGTAATGTCACAGATTCAACAGGTAGGAAATCAAGTAGGGCAGAGCTCGATGCAGATTATTAATGCTATCCAATCCGGCAACTGTCAGATTGCGCAACAGATCGCATCATGCTGCTGTGACGTGAAAAACCTTGTGACTACCCAAGGTTATGAAGGTCAATTGCGAACTATTCAGCAAACGAACGACATTACCGAGAATGCAACAAGAAATGCAAATGTGATTTCCGCCAAGATTGACGCGCAAACTCAAATGATCAATGACAAGTTCTGCCAGCTTGAAATGCGTGAAATGCAAAACAAGCTTGACGCAGAGCGTGCACGTAATTCCGCTCTTGCAGGACAATTGTCTCAGGAGCATCAGACCGCTCAATTCGGCCAGATGATTGCTTCCGCCGTTGCTCCGGCAAATGCCGCCCTTACGGATTTGTCCGCAAGATTGGCGAAGATTGAATGCAAGCAGCCGGAAACCGTGACTGTGCCTTACAGTCCTATTGCGGCGGTTCCTAACTGTGTAGCGTACCAATACGGCTTGTATGGCGGTTTCAATCCTTATGCTGCCGGTAATGGTTTCTGGGGTTAATTGAGAAGGGAGGCTATTATGGCAGTATATCCTTTTCAATTCGTTAACCGCAGGGGTTCTGCGGCTATATCAACCTCGGGTGTGACGGTTAATACTGCTAATGTGGTGTTTTCCTTTCCCAACCATGCCTTTGTGAATGCATGGTACAGAGGTACGATATACGTTGACATTGCCCAAGCGATACCTACCGGAACAACCGGCACGCTCCCTGTCCTGTTTGAGAGTAATGGAGCTACGCAGGCGGTCACCAAGTATAACGGTGAAGCGTTGACTGCGGCAGACATTCCCGGTATCGGTGTGTATGAGTTCTGGTTTGACCGTGCGACCAACACGTTGCAGATTATGACCGGAGTGGTTTAAAAAACAACGGACGGGGTAAATCCCGTCCCTTTAAAGAGTTAATTAATTATGCCTTTTCAGAATCTACGAGTAAACAGCGAGTTCTTTGTCCTTCATAAGGACGGTACTCCATATATTGAAGTTGGGTCAGTTTCAGGTGTTTCCAATCCTGTGCCGGAGTTTATGCAACAACCTCTTCCCTATGGGCAACCTCCGAGAATGGTGGTTGACATAACAATCAAGGTCGGGGAGCAGACTGTCACTTTCCAGAAGATACCGGCAATGTCAGACATTGCTGATGCAAACTTTCCCGGAGGTGGGAATATGGTAATATCCGGTTCAAGGGAATCCATGAATGCGGAAGTTACTGCTATGAGAAACCGTTCATCGGAAATATTGGGCAGCGTTGATCATCACCGTTCAGTCTTGGAATCTTGTGACAAGATGCTCCAGACCCTTAATCCGGAGTTTGCCGAGCGTCAACGGCAGGATGCGGAGAATAAAGCCCTTAGGCAGGAATTGAGTGAACTGAAGGCAATGATGGCTGATTTCTTCAAGTCTTCTGAAAAGGCATCTGGTAGTAACAATTCTAAAAAACAATAGTATGATGATGATTGAAATTTCCGAAAGCAAGGTCGAGAAGATGTCCGACTATGCGGAAAAGATGCTTCGCTACGGTGGCAAGCTCATGCAGTGCATAGAGGAGCTTTCCGAAGGCGAGGGTATTGGCGAACGCCGGGATGATGACCGTTATTATGATGACGACCGTTATTATGACGAGGAAAGCATGGGTGAACGCGGTGGCTATGGCCGTGGAGGCAGCGGCATGGGACAAAGACGTGGAGTTCGTGGAACCGGACGTTATTCACGTTATCGTTAAGTGTAACCTTGGGGAGTGGCATTTGCAACTCCCCTATAATATTGATATGTCATGAGATACAGAGAACCGTTGGATATAAGAGACAAAAGACCACCAGAGCTGGAAGACTTTTTAGCTCATTTCGGGTGGAATTTCAATAAAAAACTATGCGACTTTGCTGTTTCTTTGATGAAGAAAACCAATCCTGCAACCGGAAAGAAAGAGCGTATAGAACCTATACCGAAAGAAAAGGTGGACGAGTTGCTTCTGAAATATGGAGTGAAGCTGGAGAATAACGTATTATACAATTACGTGTATTGGGCGAATCAAGGGAAAGCGGATTTGCTAAAATCATCCGTGCCTGATGAGCAGCATCTTGCTCTATATATTAAAGATATGGTTGACGACCCCGATGCTCCCGACGGAATGGCGATGAGTATGTGGTATGCCAAGATGATTAGAGCCGGTGAGCCTATAGAATGGGATGAAATGCTATAACCTATGATACGGCAACGGTTTATCATTGAGAGATATAATTGGAATGTATATGTTTATTATGCCGTTGATTCATACTATCTTGACGAGATAATCGACAATATGTATTCCATCGGATGTGACGGGGAAATGCTTCGTACAGCCTATGACAATATGAGTTCCGGCAAGCTGAATACAGGTGTGACATATTCCAATTTTCGGGATAGGAAAACGGTGATGGTTATAGCCATAACTTCTTCTGCAAAGGAGTTTGAGAAGTCCTGGCGTCATGAGTGCGGCCATCTGGCTACCCATATCTGTCAGGCGCTTGACATAACTCCGTATGGAGAGGAAATCCAGTATATCGGTGATGATATAGTGGAAAATATGTGGGAGTATGCTCACCCGTTGCTGTGTGAGTGCGACTGCTGTAAGCACAAGGTAGAGGATATGCTGTAGCATCTTCCTCGTAATCGTTCTTTGACTTGTTGGAATTACCGTATTTGTGTTAAATATTGGCTTTTGGTTTACAAAGTCAAATTAAATTTGTAGTTTTGTAAACTCAAAAACAAAGTCGAGATGAAAGAGATATTTTCAAGACGCTTAAAGATTGCCCGAAAAATAAAAGGCATGTCTTTAATGAAGCTAAGCAAGGCTATGGATGGCATGGTTTCGGCTAACGCATTGGCTAAATATGAAAGAGGGGAAATATTCCCTTCCAGCAGGGTCATTATAAAACTTTCTTCCGTATTGGGTGTTTGCGTTGATGACTTTTTTAAGCCTGTTACTATCAATATTGATATTGATAGCATCAAATATCGTAAACGGGCTTCTTTAGGTAAAAAAGAGAAAGATTCTATAAATAGTTATGCTTCGATTCGTTTAGAGAAATATCTTGAAGCAGAGAAGATGAGCGGAGAAACCTCTGTGTTTTCAAAGAACTACTTTGATGTATCCATAAAAAGCGAAAGCGATGTGTTGACTATAGCATCAAGATTTAGACAGGATTTCAATCTTGGCAAATCTCCCATTTCAAACCCAATAGAGATTCTTGAAAGTGCCGGTGTCAAAATTATAGAAGTTGACGCTTCTCCGAAATTTGACGGGGACAGCTTCACTTGTGGAGATGTGTTTGTGATTGTACTGAACAAGAACTTTACGGCGGAAAGGAAAAGAATGTCATTGTTTCATGAAACGGGGCATAAAGTAATGAATATTCCTGAAGGAATGAATGAAGAAAGGCTTTGTAATGTTTTTGCCAATGAAGTACTCTTGCCGTCAGATGTCTTTATTCAAAAAATAGGAAAGATAAGAAAAGATATTTCACTGGTTGAACTGAAGGACTTACAGCGTCAGTATGGCATATCGGTAGAAGCTATGATGGTTAAGGCAAGGCAATTAGGAATCATATCAGAAAACAGATACACTTATTTTTATAGACATAAGAATTCCTCTAAAATGTTCAAGGATGAAGTTGAGAGAAGTGTTTTTCATGAGGAACATTGCAAGCGATATGAGCGCTTGGTGTTCAAACTTCTTTCCAATGAAATTATTACGGAATCAAAATGCGCTTCATTGTTGGATACTAGTATTTCCGATGTTCATAACAGATTAAATCTGATATAATGGATATAGTAGTAAACGATACAAATATATTTATAGACCTATTGTCGGTAGGGCTCTTGGAAGAAGCTTTCAAATTACCTATAGATTTTCATACAGTAGATTATGTCATATCTGAAATTGTTGATGAAAGCCAAAAGGCGTGTGTCATGGAACTGATTGGTAGAGGGTTACTGAACGTAAAGGAATTCAATGATACCGAATCATATGAAATTATAAGTATGTATGGAAAAATGAGCAATAATGTATCTGTTACGGATTGTTCAGTATGGTATTATGCAAAGCAGAATAATTACCGGTTACTTACTGGTGATGGGAAACTGCGGTGTTGCGCTATCAATGATGGTGTTATGGTTTCCGGAATTCTATTCATTACAGATATGCTTGTTGATTGCGGAATTATCACCCCGAGCCTAATGGCGTCAAAACTTAAAGAGCTGCTGGGGATAAATAAGAGGTTACCTAAAAAACTAATAGAAGAAAAAATATCTTCATATATTGTATCATGAACGCAAACGAATTATTTAAAAGTTGTATCTCGGATATTCCCAATGACGTAAGGAAACAGGTAGATATGTCGTTTGCATTATCTGACAAGATTGATGCTATTTTGAAAGAGAAAGGCATGTCTCAAACAGAACTTGCCAAACGTATGGGAAAACGGAAATCGGAGGTAAGTAAATGGTTATGTGGAACTCATAATTTCACATTGAGTACAATTGCTAAAATTTCAGATGTATTAGGATGTGATTTAATTAAAATTTAGCAGTTTCTTGTTGAAAATTTAAGGCGGTAATTCCAACATGGTTTTACCGCCTTTTTTGTGTCCGGGCGGTATCCAAGTTCGAACACTGATTTTTATGTACCAAATGGAAGTTAAGAAAATATTCCAAGCCATCTTATCAGGCAAATCACGGGAAGAAGTATATAACATGCTTTCTCCCGAACAGAAGGAGACACTGAATAGTCTCGCCGCAGCAAACGGCATAAATCGTAAACAACGTAGAAAACTTGAACGTGATGCGAAAAAGGGATTACATAGACGAACTGCTTGAATTGGCGGACAATGTCCTTTACATGGACTATTGCCGCCTTTTTCGGGTTATCCAATGGAACGTTTAGAACGCCTTGAACGGGCTGTCCATTGGGTAATACCGCTTGCTGTTTTGGCAAGGGTTATATCGTTGTGTTTTTGATACGCTGCAACCTCTTTCGTCGTTAATTTGAGTCATAAGCTATTTATTTTCATTATTTTCTACTTCATTCAGTTTTCTGCCACACATCGGGCAAAAGTTAATATCAAAACCATAATATCCAGTTGCACCGCCCCATGATAACGGTATATCAACATCTACATATAGAGTTTTACCATCATAAGTTAAATAGCACTCATCAGATTTATGATTAATACCTCGAAGCTGCTTACAGAAATCACACCCTTCAATTTTTATGGGGTGTTCATCACCCCAAGTAACACCAGAACCAAACATGTTTATCATGTCGGTTCTATCAAATCCCTCTAAGCCATTCAAATCATCTATGATAGAATTGGCAGCCAATTCTATTTCTTTACCTCTATCCATAATCATTCAATTCTATAAGTTCTCTAACATACATTGTCCGCATTGATGAAAAAAATCATTTTCTCTCAACTTTGAAGCAATTTCATAAGCTATATCATACGCCAGCTCATCTAAATCCTCGCCCAAGTAATATATCTCGTCTTGCAGGGAGGCGAAATCTTCGTCCTGTTCAATTTGTTTTTTGAAGTAATCAAATCCCACTTTTTCATCTTCAAAGAAATCAGCCCATATCCAACTATCTTTGCTAATGTCATCAAATTGACGTTTGAGAGATTGGTATGCTGATTTTAGAAACTCTTCGTTCATAATCGTGTATATTGTGGTAGCTCGAAGGCTACCGGATTAAACTTAAAAACAATCAATATTAGTTATTATAGGGCAGTCCAACTCTACATCTGTGTCATATTGCTCTTTAACATCATTATATGATGTGCCCCAATATCCGTTAACAGTCTTATATACTTTGCTGCTACTTAATGCTCTTTTCTTACGATGATACTCACCGCAGTCCATTTTCATTATATTAGATATAAAATCTTTTCCAGATTTATCTTTTACTTCAAAGTAACAAAAACCACTACGTCCAAGTATTCTTGCTCTCTCAATGTCTTTCTTGTGTTGCTGAATTTGATGTTCTAAAATAGGGCAAAACATAATCTTCCATATTGCGCAGAGCTTGCGCTCTGCTGGTTAAACTTATCTTTTATCTATCACTAAGTAATGGTCAGCTAAACACTTAACCCACTGTATTCTATATTTCTTTGAAGCACATCTAAATTCAATATCTCTTATCGCAGAAAGAATATCAGATACACTTTCATTGTAATACTTGGCGAGTATAGTCAACACATGATAGCTTTCTTGCGGTGTAAAGTGTAAAGAACTTCTATATCTCTTTGCTGTCTCATATACCCTCTTTGAGAATGATTCAACAGTCTCAAAATCTTCTTTTTTATAATTGAAAAGGTCTGTTGCTTTCATATCTTATATGTTTTAATTGTTATGACTTCATTTCTGACGACGCAAAGATAGTATAATTTATAATATAAAATACTATTCGTGCGCTAATAAATCATAAAATAGAGCATTATTTATGATATATACTAATAAATAAGTATTTTTGTATCATGGAAGCAAAAGGAGTAATACACTTAGAAATTAAGGCTACCGGATTGCATAGGTATTTCGGTTCGCCATCGGCTATGTATGACAACTATACAAGCCGAGAATTAGGAATAGCTCGGCAGTCACTTCTGAACTACTGGCAAAAGACGGAATCACCTTACGAGAATGCTATCTGTATTATTAGGAAGGGAGAGTTAGAACGAAAGAAAAAAATGGTACGAAATGAAAGAACTACAAACAACCATATCATTTAAAAATGTCCAAGATGCTTTTTATGTATATTGTGATATTATAGAAAGGCATGAAAGAGGAGTTACAGGCTCATCAATTGCGAGCTTTTATATTGGATGTGTTATTCTGCAATCTTTCGCCTGTGAAATAGGATTAAAAGCCCTACTTGCATCAGAGAATAAAGTTGCTCATGGGCATTATTTAAACGATTTATTTAATGAATTGAGCACACAAAAGCAGGATATAATAAGACAATGTACTGAATATGACAGATTATTTTTTTATGAATCGTTATCAGCAAACAAAGACCATTTTACAAAATGGAGGTATTATTATGAAGGAAATAGTCTTTCTGTTGATTATCAATTCACATCCAAACTATTTTATGCAATTAAAGCATGTTTAGATGAAATTAAGCCGGAGCACTAAACTCCGGCTTGTTGATTGATTAGCCCTTTGAATTTTAACCGATTTACGATTTCGGTGTAAAGATAGTCAATATCCTGCCTAAATTCCTTGTATTGCTGATAGATAAATGAAACATCAGCTATATTGTTTGAAATTACACAAGGCGATACATCCGGAAATACTTTTGCCAGTTCCACCCTGATACCACTTGGCAACCGGCTGCCCGCCAATACACTTGGGGCAAACAAGAATAAAACAATAAATAGGAATTTCTTTCTTTGCGTGACGCTTTCGATATTAGGTGCGCAGTTCATTTCAGAGAGAATCTCCTTGAACCACACATAAATGTCTTGTATTAATCTTAAATCACATAATATAGGTACTGAAAGTTCTTGTTCCCGTTCCGAAAGTCTTGTTTTTGCTCTCTGATGGATTTAAGTTCCGATATTGCTGAAAATTCTTTTGTCATAGCACGATTATTTTAAAAGTAAATAGTATATTTGCATCATAATCGTGTGAGGGAGGATTGAGTGGTCGTGCGCTTGGTTCTCCTCTTTCTATTTTACTTTAACCGTATGATTTTTCGCCCACATCATCGCATTATATAGAGATGTGGCGTACATCCTGACTTCTTCCCTGTTATTTAAAAAGTCAACCTCTAATGCAGCCCTGATGGATTCAGCGTAGAGGTCTTGGTCTAATATGTTATTCTCTTCCATTGTATTTAATTGATTATTCCAAATTTGTGATACCATTTGTCTGCATGGGAGAACCAACCGATTAGGACTGGCTTCCCGAATAGGGTGAGTTTATAAAGTTTGCTCATGGCTTATTTCTTTTGCGTAACTTTTCAATTTATCAAGGAACTTACTATCGCCTGAATAATCCGCACCGATAGCCTTTTTGCTTTCAACAATCTGTTCCAAAAGGGGTATAGCTTTCTTTTTCACTTCTTCTACTTCATTATAACCGCAGGCTTTATCAATTAACTGCTCCATAACTGATTTAGGCTTAGAAAGAGTTTCACTTAACTTTCCCAACCGCCAGTAACAGTAATCAATTGTGGCGATGTGTTCTAACTTATTCATAGCTATTTACGTTTCAAATGCGACATTATTAAATCAAGTATTTCATAGAAGAAAACGGCAATAATAATAGTCGTCCATGGATATTGGTTTATTAATTCGTAAAAATCTCTCATAGATTTATTGCTTTATCAAGTCCGGGTTATCGTAAATGTTGCCTATCACCTCACTCCTATAAGCGGACAACGGTTTATACTTGATTTTGTCAAGCTCATTTTTTATACAAGGATTAAGACAGACACCTTTGTTCGCAGTTATCGTGGCAACTCCAACATATTTGCCTTCTTCTTCATAGCAGTCATCATCGGTATAAATTTCAGCAACATAACTCATACGGACAATATCGCCCTCATATATTCTCGTTTTATTCTTGTCGTGTAACCCAGTGAACTGCCCCAACGTCTCTATCTGAATTGGTATCTCATGCGCTCCGTCAGTAATTACGTCGACGAGATTGCCACTCCATAATACTTTTGTATAATAACCATCCACCCATTCTCCTTGAAAAAACTCATTGTTTATCGCTTTCGCCCTGAATTTTATTTCACGCTTCATAATCAATCCTTATTGGTGTTGTTTTTTAAATAATCATTAAACTCGGCTTCAATGCACTTGTTGATTCTATCAGCTTCCTCATACCTTTCTTCTTCAATCAGCCTATCCTTCAACCAGTAGAGTTGATTCATATAAACTAAATCTTCCCGTCTTGACACGCGGCGAGTGTATTCCTTAACCTCGTTTAGCTTATCTTCCATGCGCCTGTGCCATCTGCTTACCATAATGCAGATGAAGCATACTGAAAAAGTATTGACCGTAAAGAGGATGGCGTTAATTATCAGTTTTTCAGTTTCCATAATCCATTATTGTTTATCTGTTAATGCTCCGTTTCTCTTATCATAATTCCTCATGCGGGGGCATTTCCCGTCACATCTCATGTTCACATGTACATTGTTTGCTATTCCTGATATGAAAGACTTCTTATAGCACTGCCCACTGTACGGGCTGTAATGTTTGCAACGTTCCCGGTATTCGTTTCTATTCATGGTTATACAAGTTTTAATGCTTCAAAAATCCCGGCTTCCAGTGCTTCCTCATAGCTTTTATAATGCACTAAAGGCCTGTCGGATAATCCCACTAAATCATGGTTCGGTATTGTTAGTATATCGTATATCCAATAATCCCCATGCATATAGGATACTTCAACGTGTAGCTTCCTGGTTTCACGTAGCCACTTCTGGGCGAGGGATTGGGGCGGGCGGTCATCATAAAAGAAAATAGGGTCATCATGGTTAACACGTACACCAAATTTTTGAAGAAGATTACAGCAGAATTTAGAAATAGATTCTACTGGAATATCAAAGCCTTTTTCTTTCAACATTTCCGCCGTTTCTAATGTTACAAGTTCTTCGGTCATGGTTTTATAAATATTACAATTAATAAAACAGCAGCCATGATGGAAGCAATCAAAGCAAACCATTTCCATATTTTTACAGTAGCCTTCAAACCATATTGCTGCTTATTAAACTCACTCATTGCATAATTCAAAGCCTCGTCTTTCAATCCTTTAAACTTGTTATTCAAGAACTCGGTTATATCGTCTGCAATAGTATATTTCACCCTTTCCGATATGGATATTGGATAGCCCCTCTCGTCATAATTTATCTCATTCAGTAAATCATGATGGAAAAGATACGGCACACCATTCACTTCATAATACACCCTTATTCCACTCTCTTTGATGTATTTCAAAAACATCTCTTCGGAAAGTTCCTTTATCCTTACCTCATTCAGTTCGGACTTTTCTTTCAAACTATTAAAATATTCCTCGTCAACAATCACACAATTGTTTTCAAGTTTCATTACATGTGCTTTCATTTTTTTTCTTTAAAGTGTTCAATAAGTTCGTTTACGGTAGCTACATGACAGTAGCATGAGCATCTATTAAAATACCCTATCGTAAAATCCCCTTTTTTATAATGGGGTGGAAAATCTTGGTCGAATATCCAATATTGGTTAGCACTTGTATCATCTCTTAATGCAGCGATAGCCAAGAAAAGTTCTTCGTTGGTTCCACAGTTATATGTACTACCAAGAACGTTTTTCTCAAAAATAGAATACATAAAACCATTTCTATCAGCAACAAGACCATCTCTTTTATCATTGTCATTATCAAGAGAGCGATAACCAATATTTTTTAGTTTTTCTTGAAGCTCTGTAGTATTCTTTCTTATAAAGCACGGTGTCGTAAATCCCATAATTACTTCTCCTTTCCAATATATCCGTTTTCAATACACCAACACAGCATCTCGTAGGCTGCATCAATAAGCTCTTTGTCTTCTTTTAAAATCAATATAGAGCGTGAATAAGGTTCCATATATAGACACGTATATGTGCCTGCAAGCTTTTGCAGGGTCAACACATACGTATCAATGAAGCATGGAAGCCTGTCGAGAATATCTTGTAAGGTGAAAGCTGGATATTCATGCTTCATATTCGGCTGACTTACAAAAAGGCAAGGCTCTTCCTCTATTTCATCTGTTCCATTGATAATAGAATCGGCGGTAGGCAAAAACTGCCAGTGCATACTTGCATCGCTCTTATCCAGGTCAAGCTCCTGCAAGTGATTCATCTGTTCGATTGATAATACTTGTTTTAAATTCATTTCTTTTTATTTTTGATGTATTACTTATAGGGGCACGAAGCCCCTATGGTTAGATAACTATCTCCCAGTCTTCTGCGAACACGTCACTGACAGACGGAACCCATGAATCAGCACGACCAGTATTCTCGTTGTAGATAAGACACTGGCTTGTGTAGTCAATGAATCCCTTTCCTTTCAGAATAAGGTCTTTTGCCGATTGAGGGAGCGATTGCATCTTAGGAATGATGTCACTTTCGATATGGGCTGGCACTTGCTTGAATACCATCAAACCTTTGCCGTTCCATCCTGCTCTGCGAATGGAAAGACCGAACTTTAACGCATGGATGGCTTCGCCGAAGTTATAACGTGTGTTACATTCTTTCTTTGCGCCATTAGCATATTCAATGCGATTGTGCAATGTTCCAAGGTAGCTTCCCATAGCTTCTCTTTGAAGATAGAGCAAGAAAGCAGGATAATCCTCCTTAACCACCTCACGGAACTTTTCTGAATCCACGAATACAGCGCATTTCTCAAACCGTTCCATGAGTTCTTTATCTTCAATTATCAAACGGTCAAGGAACGTATCAGCGCATTTATACGCTTCCTCAAACGGTTCGGCAGGCGACCAGCTTTCGTAACCGTCCTTGTACTTCACAAGATAACCTTTTTCATCGTTACCGTGCATCTTTTCGTCATTCTCATACGGATTTCGACCGCTTTTGTTGATAAACTCACCCAGTGTCATAGGCATTGCTTCAACTTCTTTTGTTCCAATATACTTTTTCATAACTAATAGGGTTTTACAAAGCCGCCCAAAGGCTGTTATATTTTAGGTAATTCCACACCATACATATCGGCTAACTTCTGGAATTGTTTTTTCACAAACGGAGATTCTTCCAAAGCCTCTAATACTTCCGTTTTTAAACAGGCGTCCTCAACAAAAAACACGGTCTTACTTCCGGAACGATTATCATCCGGACTTGCAGTGAAAGAAAGGCACCCATACCCCTTGTAATAGAAAAAATTAAAGCCAGAAAAACCGAATAACTGAAAGTCTTCATCTATCTTGCTAAGTTCTTCTTCCTCTTGAGGAGAAAATTCTCCGGAAATAGCTTTAAAATAATGTCCGGGACAACCATCAGTCCCGAAGTATGCTGTTCTTCTTTTCGTTTTCATAAAGTTCCTTTCTCTTTCATTCGTTGTAACACATCTTTGTTCGCCTCGAGGATTTGGTCGAAGGTTGGTATGGGCATCCATCCTAAGATTTTACTGCAACCAAAACGCCAATCATCTTCACCTAAATATACTGTCGTGTTAATTATTATAGTACCATGATAATTGAAAATCACAATAACTTCTTTGTTTACTTCCGGCAACCGTTCCTCCACACTTATCCACGGAGATTGCTTTGACTGCCATTCGGCACCAGCTTTGAAAGCCCGTTCTGTAACATCAAGTACTGCATCGCGGGCGCCAGCATCATAATTATCTTCTTCAAAGTTTATCTCAAAATCGCTTGCTTCCAATATCTTTTGGAGATAGTCGTTAGCGGCTTCTTCTAATGTCTGTTTCATATCACTTTCTTTTTGATTTAACCTTTATCGGATTACTTTTAGTCCCTGTACCAAACTTGCTAAGCGGTATCCTATGCAACCGTAGCCAGTACTTAAATGCGCCAATACTTTGTATCATATTAATTCTCCTTTACAATTCTACCATCATCCAACAACGTGTATATATACCCTTTATAAGCCAAAGTGCAACACCATTGGCGGGCATACCTCAAGTATTGGTGCAGCTTATACCGATGCTGGTATTTCTGCATCTTTTTTCTTATTCTTCGTTTCATAATCAATGTGCTAATATTAAATTTCCACTTTCGTATAATTACTAAAATCACAATACAAGTATTTACACCAGCCCCCGAAGCAATATTTATCATTGAGACACCCACATTGGGAAGTCCATTTGTTCTTTGCGATAACCTCATACATCGTGCCTTTATGGATAAAAAGGTCGCCGACTTTTAAATTGGAAAGTTTGACTGTTTTCATTGAATTATTCAATTAAAATATTCGGCACATCTAAATCCCTTCCTCGGCATGAAGTCTTTAAACTCGCAAGCCCGGAAGATCCATTTCTTGTCAGCCCATCCTGCTAAGTCTTTTTGCCATTGAGGGATGATTTGATGTGGATCGTTTAAGTTTCTATACGGTTGTGCGTGAGGCAAGAATCTACGCCCTCTATTTCGCCAGTGATTGATACGTTCAAACGATTCTTTAAAGTCATGAAGCAAGATACAATAAAAGAAATATTCACCTTTGTACCCATATTTATCAATCAAAGATGTAGCACGCTCACATTCAGCAATCTGTCCCGGCGTATCACAACCGAACCGGATGCGCTTTATCCATTTCGCCTTTGCGAGTAATTTGGCAATATCATCCGTTACCAGTCTTGCGTCCAATCCCTGATTGAAATCTACACGGAGTTTCAGTTTGACAATCTTCTCTATTTGTTCAAGCCCATAATCGGATGCAAGAACATTGTTATCCATGAGGATGATATTCTTTCTACCGTCAATGGCTATCTCTTCAATATCCATGTATGATGCAATATTTCCTTCTTTCTTGGGAACCACACACCACTTGCAGCGATTAGGGCATCCACGGGTAAGGAAACCGTATGCCGTCTTAGAATCTATCTGCGGATAAAGTGAATAGTCAGGCTGCATCCTGTCAATCTCTGTTGGTAATGTCTTGCTGATGTCATATCCGGTACCGCCTTTCTCTATAATATCAGCGTTAGTTATCCATTGCCGATAATCATCGGTGAAGCTGAAAACTTTAGCCATATATAGCTTATCATAGTGATTAAATGGGTTATACCATTCTACATTGTCCCCAATTCCCTTATGATAGTTGCTTATCTTCATCAAAGCAAGATTAGGATAATTACTGTCCACTGCCAATATTCCGATATTCATTGTTTCTTTCTCTTATTCCGTTTCCTATTATCCTCAGATATACACATCTTACACCATGATGTTTTTGTTTGAGAATGCTCATAGCTCTTACTTTATTTTTTCATAAAAGACAATATATGCACAATTACATCTACCGTCCAGCCATTACCAAGCATTATATACTGTCTTGTATCGGAACATTCCCATTTATACCAATCAGGTACGGTTTGGAGCCGTGCGCATTCGGTCGGGGTGAGGCGGCGTATGCGGGAGTGATGTTTTGTAAGCGTCATGCCGTTTGCTTGAGAGCCCTTGTACGAGGTTGATAAAAAGGCATTGGCTTTTTCTCCGGCAGACTTAACATTTCTTATTTGCCGATTGCATAGTAAATTGTTATGCTCCCATGAATTCGCCGATAATGTCGGTGTCTTTTCCGTGAATATACCACCTTTGTTATTACCGCGAGGGCGCTGTATCATCAAATTCGTATCCATTTCTGTTTTGATATAGTCACCACACCAACTTTGATATTGTCGTGCCATCTGTGGCAGAGCTTTTGTTCCATTGATTTGAGTGTATTTTTTCTTTAATCTCCATTCGTCTTGTATAAAATCAGACATATATTTTGAAGAGACGTAATATTTTTCATCAACTTCATCTTCTAATATATCTTTTAATACAAGACCTTTATCTTCCGGTTGTGGTATATCCGAATGTAGCTCACCGAACAATCCCTCACGTCTTGTTCTTATATTCGTCCAATAAATGCGCTTTCTGTTTTGTGCGGAAACCAATGCAGAGTTTATATGTACACCATATATGCCTATGGCCTCGCTCAATACACGTTCCCATTTATTACCCATTTCCACGTTTTCCAATAAAAACAATACATCGGGATTGTATTTACGGATGTCAACAAGAATGCGCATATATTCCCAAAATAAATAACTCTGTCCTTCAAATTGAAATCCTTCCGACTTTAATTCAAGATAGCGGTCAAGAGTATAGATTTCCTCATGGTCTTTAGTAGACATCCCGTTTCGCTTCCCGGCAAAACTGAAAGACTGGCAAGGACTACCACCCATAAGAAGGTCTATAGGCTCCAATTTTGACACATCAATATCAGTGACACTTCCAAGCTGTATCGTGTTGGGAAAGTTTAATTGCGTCTGAGCAATGGCATACTTATCTATCTCGGAAGCATAATATATGTCCGGAATGATTTTAAGCTGCCGTAATGCTATTTGAGCACAACTCATTCCATCAAAAAGCGATAATACATTCATAAATTTGATTGGGGTATTACTCAGAACCACTCCTCATCCTTTCCAACCTCTACCGAAAGCCAGTCCATGAGGAGAGTTATAAGGTTATAAATCAGTTTCATTTCACTAAACTTTTATCGCATTGGCAATATTATCGGCATCCGACAGTTTTCTTACCAGCACATCAAATGCGGATGTGCATCGTTCTGTGTTCATATTGACTGTTTTCCCGATTTTCAAACTGTCGGAAGCAAGGTTCATCATCCTTGCCACATTGGAAAGCTTCAGGTATTCCAACGTAAACCCGTTAAACCGTGCATCTTTCTTCCGAAGTTCTTTAATCCTTTCGTCGAACTGAATACAGGAGTAATCACACAATGTCCTTGTAAGTTCGAACCTTGCAATCTCTGCGGAATGGAATATGCCGTTATCGTCAAGAACCTGTTTGAACTGCCAGTACAACATATCCACGTGCTTGTTCACTTCTTCCGTGTACTTGTCGTTGCAGTCGGCGAAGAACTCGCTCCGATCTGAACCGATAACGCTGTTTACAGTACGCTCATATTCCTTTCTTGCCTTGTCGGCATCATTCAAATACCGTTTGAATGCCTGTCTGTAATAAGGCGTGCGTTTCATCGCATGCAGGCTCTCGATAACCTGCCCGCAACAGATGTCGTTCGTGAAGAGAATGTTGTAAGTGCAGAGTACCACAAGGCTCTCATACTTGCTGATTATCTTGGTTGCTGTATCGGTAGTCATTGCTTTGCGTATTCTGCCTTATCCATACTCTTGTTTCTGCTCTCTTTGGCAAGCTCGTCAATCATGCGCTGAAACTTCTTTGCCACCAACGGGCAGTGTATGCGCATCGCATTATCACGCTGCTGCTCCAATAATTCGATTCTCCTTTCAAGTTCTGTGTCCATAAGTCGTTATTGTTTTTTCTTAAAATTCTCACATATCCTTCCGTACCTGTCACATGCGCATACCCTATGACCTTTAGCTTTACAGAGGCATGAGTTTCCGATAAAGTCTTTGGCGTATGAGCATTGGCGGCAGTGGACGGGGGAGAGGGGTTCTTTTTTCTTTGCCATCTATCTTCGGCTTTTACCTTCAATTTTAACCACATTGAACATCTCCTTAACCCGGTCGGCAATATAATCCCCATACCGCCCGGAAAACTCCGTGTTCGGGTCAAGATTGGTAGTCATGTGGGTGTAGAAACAATATCTCTGCTCATAGCGCAGTTGCAAAACGGTCTGAATGGCATTGATGCCTGTACCGAAGTGCTTGGCATCCATTGGCTCCCTACCTACTTCGTCAATGGCAAGATTGTGCATACATGACCTGTCTGTGTATTGGTTTAACCCGGCAATTCCCTTCTCGGCAAACTGTAAGGCAATCTCGGCAGCGCTGGTAAATTGAAAGGTCAATCCGGCATCCGCACCACCAATACAATAGCGGGCAATTTTCGCCGCATAATTCTGTAACCCTTTCAGTAAAGTGGATTTGCCTACCCCGATAGAACCGTGTAATAACAGTCCCTTATCTAAATCAAGTATTCCAGGCATTCCCCATATCCATTGATAAAGAGCTTTCAACAGTTGGCGGTTGCTGTCATCAATTGTAAAGGTCGGTGAAATGGATTTCATAGAAATTACAAGTTGGTTGCGCCAGTACATATCAGCCTGTTCCTTGCTCCATTGTTTCTGATTAGCTTTGTTTGCCGAAGACAATTGATTTGATACCGGCGGAGCTTTTGTCTGGTTCAGTATCAGGTTTCCGATTCTTTCCATAATTTTTTAGTTCAAATAATCCGGAATAGTTGTTTGCAATTGATTGCTCAACAATACATCTTGCTTTTTGGGGATTGTTGTCACTTAACTCTAATAGATGATTATAGCACATTTTTAGCGACTTGTCAGATTTATAGCTTTCCCTTCGCTCGCGCTTATATCCAAGCCATTCCCTAAATGCATCTTTAAAACCCTCATCAACAAAAGACAAATCAACTTCCTTGTTTTTGGGAATCGCTTTCTTATCTCCGTTAGGAGATTCTTTCTCTATATCATTTTCATTATCATTTTCATTAGGCTTGTTTTGGGTTGTTTGGGTTGAATTTAACCCACTGGGTTGTTTGGGTTGTTTCGATTTTGCGTTGCTATTCCCAATCGGAGCACCACCTTTACGCCCGTTGTTCCGGTTTCTCTCGACAATGCCATGATATTTAGTTTCGTCTATCTCAAATTGATTGATGAAGAAACCAAATGCCATTTCAATGTCCTCCTCTACCGTAACCTCCTCGCCAAGTTGATACTTGAAAATTGCACGGAATAATCGTCCAAGCTGTTTGTCTGATAATCTTGATATAGGTTTGTAGAAAGACTTATATATTATAAAGCTATCTTTTGCCATTGTCATACATCTTTCAAATAATCGTTTACAACTTTTATAAACTCATCAAGTGACCGGACAACGACATATTTAGCGCCAATACTTTCAAACTCCTTCTGATATTCTTTCTGATGTTCAGATTGCCTGCCAGTCTTTATCTTCAATTCTATTCCACAAAATGGATAGAACTTGTTGGGGATAAGGAGAATTAAATCGGGGAATCCAGCCCGAACGCCCATTTGCTTGAATTTTGCGGCTTCAATGGCGTTGCGCTTTCCTCCGTTGGGAACACAAGCAAGCCGTTTCTTCCATTTAGGATATTTCAAGTCCCAATATTTAATTATAGATTTTTGGAGATTATCTTCTAAATGTCTCATATATACTTTATTTTAAGTTCCACATCCACCGGTTTATCCCTCATCGTGGAGAAAGCATCAAGTATCCTCTCCTTAGTCAACTGGATAGGTCGGGTTATTATCTCACTTCTTATACGCTCTAACGGTATCTTCTTTCCATCATAGGTAATAAGAACCGCAGAGGTTATTACGTAAGGCTTCATGTTTTGTAGGATTTCTTTGCCTGCCTTGCAATCTTCTTGTTCAGCTTGCTAAGAGCCTCATACTGTTTGTCGTCACCGCCGATATTGTGGATGTCGTGTTTACGGTCTATCACAAGCTTATGAATGATTGCAAGTTCGGATTTGGTTATTGTAAGTTTCATGATAAGTTATATTTAGTGGGGAGCTCCGAATCGAACAGAGCACGTTGTTTTGCTGGATGGCAGATGATAATAAACTCATGAATAACTAATACTAATTGGCAATCAAAAAGAATAACCGTCCAATACGTTCAACGCTACCATATTCCCCGTTTGCCCGCCATATCTTCACAGACCGGGCAGGCAGGTTAACAAATTGCTCCCGGATAGGCGGTCAAGCCACACCGGGATAGTTAACTGTTAGCTGATTTCACTTAACCCGAACCTTTCACGGGACTTCTGCGTGGGCAGAGGGCGTTTGGTTAATAATTATAACTATTAGGGATATAATCATTCATCTCCCTCATCAGTATAACAAGGCATGAATAATCCTACGCTACTTATATTTTCTATCATGCTGTAAAATACAATAGGTTTGTTAGTACCTTTGAACATAGCGGTACACTTGTCGCTTTCATAAAGAGCCTTATTAAGCCGTTGAATAAGTTTCATATCAAAGCTAAACTGCGGCAATGGTACAGACTTCATATTAAGCGCATTCTGCAATACTTTTTCTGCATCTGGAAATTTATCAAATTTAGAAAAGTAGAAGAATACCTTATCATCACCTTTACTGCATTCGATCCCATCTTCCGCAATCATAATATTGTCGTATTTCAACATATCCTTGTATAAGTCGGCATGAAGGAATTTCCCGTTAAGTGCTTCTACCTCGTGTTTTTCCAATCCTGATATTTCGGATATTCTGTTTTTAACGAGAATAATGCCATCACTTGCGTATGCAAATCCATCTTTGAAATAGACGCATTGCATTTCTTTTCTCAGTTCATTTTTTGAGCAAGCCAAGTGCATCTGCACTTTCTTGTCGAAGTTGTTTTTCTGTTCGCTCATAGATTATTCCTCTTTCTTGTTTTCTATTAATCTCATTTCCTGCTGTTTCCCTGTAATGAGTTTCACTTTAAGCCATGTGTTCATAATTTTCTATTTTAAATAAAAGTTTTGTTTCTGTCTATTTCAATCTCCATTAATTGCAATAACCTCTCTTCATCAGGGCTTGGCAGATAGACACCGCATTCGGCACTCGCCCAATTACGAAAACGTTCAATGCTCGTCGTCATTTCCGCTGTATCTAAATCAGTGGAACTACGTAAAACTTCCATTTCTCCCAAAAACTTATCATTAATCCTACGGGTGAATATTGCAGGATTTACTAACTTTTTGTAATAGTTCTGTTTTACGTATTCCAGCGTGTTCCCCGTCTCACAAGCGAAGAAGCCTAAAAGGGTGTGCAGGTATTTGTTCTGCTGCGTTGTCCTTTTAGGCTTCTTTTCCGTCAGTTCCACAATGCAACCCTTTGAGAATAGATGGTTACATCGTATTTTGAACTGCTCTTTGTGGAGTGGGTTGGATAGGTCGTATTGCATAATATTTTAGAATGGCAAATCATCTTGCGGGGATAATCCCGGAGCTTCCGCAACTTGTTCCGGCGTTGGACTGCTCTGAACAGGCCTATATTCCTTGAAATCTCCAAAAATATATTGCGTGCCCTCTTTGCGTTCTTCCTGTTTGGGGGCGCACGTAATAAAATGGGTGTGCCCAAACTGTGAAGGCTCCTTGCGTTCGATAACCGCCACATTTAAATAAATTCTCTCTTTCCCGTCTTTGCAGACTACTTTCTTCATTTGCTCACGGGGAATGTCACTAAGACAAATGCTTCCTGTTAAAATCATAATGCTATTCTATTGTTTCTTTAAGTAAATACTTGGTTAAATCTCTGTGCTCTACCCATTCAAGAAATAAGTAAAGCAGGTTATAATTATCTTGCTCCATGCCATCGTAGCGATAACATGTTATTGCAGGCTCATAACGTTTCAACGGAATACCTCTGACATCATATCCATGCTTCTCTTTATCATATCCTTCAAATATGAACAAATCAAAATGAAATATATCTGCATTGAATAATTGGAGATAAAATTTCCATTGGCAAGAATTTATGTAATCGGCATCAGTGGGATGAGAATATTTGGTTTTAATATCTCTTATTTCTATACCATCTATCATATCGGCACATCCTGTTATAATAGCATCTCCAAAATCCTTATATAACCGTATCTCATGGAAGGCATTCGGATATTCGCCTCGGTAAGCAAGTGCGGTTTTGCATTGCGGAATATCCATAATAACTTTATCGCCTTCTATATCAAATGACCTTCCGCAAGGTACAGGTTCTTTTTGTTCTTTACTGTAATATAGAAAGGTGCGTTCCCCAGCGTCAACCTTTTCGCATTTCGGCGCACCCTCTTCTATAATTTTATGGAAAGCCTTCCCGATTTTCGTATAGAAATTTCCAGTGAAAACACCAGTTATACTGTCAATAACAGACTGCTCTGTTATCTCATAACTGGCGTAATCGCTTTGCTCTATGTATTTTCGAAATGCTTCCAGTTGTGTTACCCTTATAAGTGGTTTCATGCTTTAATGAACATTTTTTTATCCTTGTCGAATGCGTATCCTTTTGTAGCAAGATTTTTTTGCATTTCAGAGAAGAACGGTAATTGCATGATTTTAGGTAGCGTCTTGGTCGCTTCCATTAATGCGATAATATCTTCGTCAGTCATTGCAGCCGCAAGTTGCTCTCGTATTGCCGCAAGTTGCTCATTAGCTTTTACTTGTGCTTCTCCTTTTCCTTGAATAGATATTTTGACTTTTGAAACGATGTCAGACATGCAAGTATCAAATTGGGCTGTGCCATAATCTGGAATCGTAACAGTTTCAAGCCCGGCAACATTTTTCCCTACAAAATTATCTAACGGAGCAAAAGATATACAGCGTTTTCCATTTTGGATAAATACATATCCCACTTGGTCTGCAATTCTAACAAGAAGGTCTTTAGATTGTCCGGTACAATCCGGAGAGTGCTTTATCACATCACCGTCTGCTGTTTCTTTATCATGGCAGATAAATATAATATCAGAACCATTTGAACGAAGGAAGTTGACGAACTCTTTAAAATCTTCGCCCATCTGTCCGAAGCGTTTTAAAGAATTTGTTTTTAACTTATAGTTATTTTCAATGGCATACTGGCTCAAATAATCGTCAAGCATAGACTTGGCTGTATCAACCACAATTGTTTTATAGTCTTTCATTGATTCACGCTCGCTGTCTATGTCTTTCCAGTTTTTAGCCATTATAGTATCGCAACGCTGCACTGCTCGGTCGGCGCCTCTGTCACAATCAATCAGTAAGGGGGTATCAGCTGTTGTAGCAACACTTGTCTTTCCACTTCCCGGTACTCCATAAAGTACAATAATAACAGGACGTTCAGGTAGAACGTCGTTCTTTTTTACGATTGGCATAATATAATAAATTTTAAATTTAACAACGTCTTGATAATCCCTGACTAAGGCAGAGGTTTCTTCTTTCTTCTTCCAGGCTCTCTTCTGTATATCCCAATGAAATACGAGCGGAATATTGTTTCAGCCTTTTATTAGAGGCTTTTCTATCTTCGTTCAAGAGGTTTTCCTCTTTATTCTTTGAAGACTGTTTCACTTTATTTTCCATAAATAATTTTTTTAGACCGCCCGTACAAGGTTAAAGGGAAGCGGTGCGCACTTCGCTTCTCTCACGGCTTTTAGTACGGTAATAGCTCTGACCTTTTCTGCGGCTGAATTTGGTTAAGTAAAATAGTACATCTTGCTGTTCCCAACTCCCAACTTCTTCACTCTGATAGTTGTAATGAACGGAAAGTCTTTTTTGGAAATCTTGCTTAGGGCTTCTTTAATAGGAGTGGAGTTTGTAAAGAACTTGCATTCCGTACCTTCATGTTTTATTTTTACTACATATCTGTCTGAACCATGCTGTGTTTTTACACCCGATTCAAAATCAAGTATTTCAATTTCACAGTTAAGAATATCGGTTATTGAAACCTGCGGAACTGGAAATATATGTCGGTCTGCATCAATTTCAATTCCTAATTCACTGAATCTTTTCATTCTTAATAATCTTTTTAATAAGGTGCTTAGAATTACAATGCTTCGCCCAACCCAGCCATGAACAGATTGCCATTTTGTAATCATGCGGGGTTATATTCTTTTTGTTTAATGCAGATACTTTACGGCAAAAGTTTTTCTTTATGGATTTCCGCATCAATGTATGCGTATGAAAAAATACGTATCCCACGAAATCTATTCCCCTGCTATCTACCGGAAAAATCTGATAGTTGCCCTTTAATTGCAGGTGCAGTTTCTCATTAAGATATGAGTTGATTTCAAGAAGAATACTGTGTAACTCTTTCTTGCTGCTGGAAAGTATCACCATGTCATCGGCATATCTGTAATAATATGGCATTCGCTTTTCTTCCTTAATCCAATGGTCGAAATAAGAAAGATATAGATTCGCAAAGAATTGGGAAAGATAGTTACCGATAGGAACACCAGGTGCTGAATCTATAATACCATCCAGAAGAGCAAGCACCTTTATGTCTTTTATTTTCTTACGTATGATACGTTTTAGTATGGAGTGGTCTATTGACGGATAATATTTGCAAATATCCATTTTCAGACAATATTTTGTTCCATCAGCATCTTTCAGGTCTTTCTTCAAATGTTTAACCACTCCATGAATGCCTTTTCCTTTGATACAGGAATAAGTGTGTGAAATGAAAATCGGTGTCCATATATCTTCAAGGATGTTCATTATAGCGTGATGCACAACACGGTCACGAAATGGTAGCCTGTATATCTCACGCTCCTTTGGGTCATGTATAATGAAAGTCGTGTATTGAGAAGTGATATAGCTTCTTTCCGACAATTCTTTGTGCAAGGAAAGTATGTTGTTATCCAAATCTTTCTCAAACTGAATAACTCCATACGTTTTTCCTTTGCCCTTTTTAGCTTTAGAATAAGCAAGATAAAGATTATCTATATCATAGATGCGATGATATAAATTCCCAAAGCGTTTCATAGCCTTTGTTTTCTAATAAGAGTTTTCGGGTTAAACCTACCAACACCGTTTGAATTGTTGTTTTCCACCAAGAGGTGAGGTTTCTGCCCTTTGAGGTTTTACAACATAGGTGAGACCTGCTACCTGCATTCGCATACGCATTATCGTAATTCGAATCGTTGAAAGCGAAAGAGGAAGGAGACAAGGGCAGACAACCTTTGTATGCTTATCCTATCTGGATGTCTTTCCAAATGTCAATAAATTGTTTTGCCGAATATTCCGCAAGTTCGCGTGTTTTATAATAAAGGCGAGACCAGCTACCCGCAACCGCACACGCATAACCGAAATACGAAGCGTAGAAAGCGAAAGAGGAAGGAGACATAATGAAATAGGGATAATACTTGTTCTCATCCGAGTTATCCCAGTCTGCTTTCCAGCCTTCATTTAGAGCTTCCGTAATAACTTCCATTTTATATAACGCAATGAAACGCTTGCGCATGTCTTTGGGCAAATCTGAAAAATCAGGGACATCTTTTCTTCCTGTTTCTTCCATTGCGTCTTCAAACGTTTTGATTCTATCCATTACGTTTTGATTGGCAAATATTTCTTTGCCGTATAGATTTTCGAGCATCTGCTTTCCTTTATTGTCCGCTTCTCTCCAAGCCTTTAAAGCGTTCTTTTTATATACATTTAAAGTCATAATTGTAAGTTTATAGGGTTATAGAATAAATTGTTTCCACAAATCAATGAATTGCTTCCCGCAATAATTGGAAAGCTTTTCGCTTTTCAAACAAAGGCGAGACCCGCTACCCGCAGCCGCAAACGCACTCTCGCAATACGAATCGAGGAAAGCGAAAGAGGAAGGAGACCCATTAGGCTTGAACCACGGATACCAGCGTTTCACGTTAGCATCGCATACATTAAGTTTCTGACCTTCATTTAGAGCTTCCGTAACGATAGCCAGCTTTTGGTAAGCAATATCGTGTTCCGTCAAGCCTAACTCCAATAGCTTTTTCTCATCGAGTGGTTCCCTTCCCAACTCGTGACAAGCATCAAGGTAGGTTTTCACTCTTTCTGTAACGTCTTGTGAAAAGAAATCCTTTCCAAAGGATTCTTCCAATACTGTTTTTAGTTCTTTTGAACCGCTCCGATATAGTTCACGGGCTTTTTGTTCACTTAATTGTAATGTTTTCATATAATTGTTATTAATGGGTTTCAAATAAAAACCGGGCTATCTTCACAGACCACCCGGCTACGACTAAACAAATACTTCATCTGTAATGAAGATGTTGCGACACCCGGATTCGAACCGGGACGAGTTGTCAAGCTCCATACATCTAAGGTTTAACCTTCCTATCATAGAGTGTATTACGTCTACCATTCCGCCATGTCGCAGTGTTTCCCGACCAGCACGTGGACGGGACTGTTTATATTAAAATGAATCTTAATTATTCACCCTCACGGGCTTTTGCTCCCTTCAACGCAACAATACGTGTTTGGCTTTTCAGCGTGCCCGAATTTGACGGGAAGGGAGTATCGCTATTTCCTTATCACTACCGCCATTGTACTTATAGATGTCCCACTTTCCTTGAATTCTCCGGCGCCGATTTCAAATACTTCTCCATGTACCTCTTCCAACCAGTTGCGAAAATCAACACATTTCTTTTCCGAAGCAATTTTCCAATGAGAGCTGGTAATGGCTGCGAGCGTTCCACCTTTTTCCAAAAGCTTATACATAATCCTCACATGCTCTATATCCTGATTGCCTGAGAAAGGCGGGTTGGCGATAATCTTGGTATAGCTTCCTACGCTATCTTTCGTGAAATCCTCATCAAGTATTATCACATTATCCAACGAATGCAAAAACTCTCTGTTTTCCGGAATCAGTTCATAGCATTCTACTGTTACGGAAGGACAAGCCCTATGAATGGCTTTAATGAGAGCGCCACGGCCGGCACTCGGCTCCAGTACCGTATCATTCTCATGTATTCCGCCGGCAAGCATGACCAGCCAGTCCGCCAGCTGAGGTGGCGTTTCAAAGAACTGGTATTCCTGCTGAAGATTGCATCGCTTCCCTTCTTTAAGGATTGAAAACACCCTCTCCGGATTGAACGGGAATGTAAAACCCTGTATTTTTCCACTTTGCCAGGAACCGCCGGCTTCCTCAATCCACTTCTTGGCTTCAGCATAGGATTTTTTATTAAATTGTACTTTCGGAAGTTTAAGAACACTGTCCTCAAGAGTACAATGTTTTAGTATATCTTCCACATTCCATTTCTTACCTTCATCAGCCTGTTTTTTCTTTTCGTCCGTTGGAGCGTCCGGCGCTAAAAGTGAAGATATTTTTTGAACAACCGTATTGCTCGCATCCATGAAGGTATTGACGCAGGATAGCGCTTCTATGAGAAACTCCGTGTCAACATGCCCGGTGGCATTATAAACATCTATCCCTTCAGTCATGGTCGACAGCTCATTGAGCTGCGCTACACTACCACGTAACGCTTTGATTAAAATCTCTTTTTTGTTCATCATAGCTTTTTTGTAAGTAAATTCTTGTTGTGTCTACACTACCATGACCGAGAAGGTCGGCCAGTTGAATGACATCCTTATTTTTCTTCAGGAACATTTTAGCGAAAAAATGCCGTAAGGCATGCGCGTGCATCTTCCTTGAATCGATACCGCAATGTTTACCCCATGCTTTCAAATGTTGTGAAAAACCTCGTTGAGTTAACGGGCCGAATTTCCCAACAGCGAGAAGTCCCGTTTTACCATTCTCTTTCATGTATGCCATCGCTTCCTGTCTCAACTGTTTTTGAAAGAAAAAGCGACGGTATTTATTGCCTTTGCCGCGAAGCGTAACCTCACCTGCTGCCATGTCTTCCCACGTGAATTGTTGGAATTCTGACAGACGTGCGCCCGTTGTACCCAATACCTTGATAAAAAAGTAATAATCCTTGTTGGATTTCGTTTTCAGGAAATCCAGTAGTCGGTTGTATTCCTCTTCTGTCGGGACATTGTTCACATCAAGCTTACGCTTCATCTTAGGCCGTTTAAGCTCTATCGGCTTTTTTAGCCATTTGGAAAACTTTTCTAAAGCGGTGATACGCAAACGGATGGTTTGCGGGGACAGTGATTTCTCTTCCAAAGTCCGTATAAACCTCTTGCAGTTTTCCATACTTATATCATTGGCATATTCAAAGTATTGTTTCAAAGAGGTGTGGTAAATATCTACAGTATGCGAAGAGTAATCATTGCTATCGGTAAGCCATACTATAAAATCATTCAAAAGTTTCCTGTTCTTTTCTGAAATGGTATCAAGCCTTTCCAATGTCTTTGTTTTCTTTTCCCGACGGTTATACCCGATTTTAAGGTGGAATAATAAATCACAAATGGATTCACTCATCAATGGATAACGTGCCCCAATATTGGCATTTTCACGCTTATAAGCCAGATAACCACGGCGATTGATTTCTTCAGCGCTTTCAAGAAAATCCGTTACATATTTGATGTATTTGCCGATGGTATCATAAGTTCTACCCGTTGTGTACAGGTAGGAAATATAATTGGTTAAGATATTTTGTCTATTACTATCCATACTCATTTGATTAAATCACACCAACTGTTATCGCTTTCAAAAAAACATTGAAACCCTTTCGCCGTGTGGTTATTACGCAGCTTTCTACATACCCTGCCTACCAAAGACGGACTGACGCCTAACGCGCTGCCTGCTGCCTGAATGGAAGGGAATACGCCACACAGACGTCCGTCTTTTATCAGAACCACGCTCTTTTTATTCATTCCGGCTCCGGTCTTATGCCATGCCCCACGGCCTTTGGCAAGGCCGGCAAGACTTCTCTTTTGTGACCGTTTGGAATGGTAAACCATTGATTTCCCCTTGTTGTGAGGAATACAACCTTTTAAGAATCTTCCGGTAACAAGGTTCCTGTTATGACGTTCCGGAGAAATATGCAATTCACTCATATTTAATAGTTTTTCATTTGCGCCAACGGGGAAATCCGATTTCCTGCATCTCGCATACCGTTGGCTATATATAATAAGCGTGTACGGCCGCCTTTCATTACCACCGCATACTTTATACCGATTTAAGACTGTATCGGACGCTTATGTTGTCTTTATGACCTTTGTCTCTTGCGATACGGACGCCCAAACCGCATACTCTCTACCGTAGGACATTTCGGTGCAAAGAGACAATCACGATAACCAAGCCTATACGGAGTCACCGCGTTTCCGCTATCCGTAATCCTCGGTTATATTGAAATAAGTCTAAATATCAAATACTTAAACCTCATTTCACATTCAATACGTCAAAGAACTATGTATAATGCTCCCTCTGCACGATTCGAACGTGCGACCTTCACCACCGGAATACACAGACCGGAAATACTAAACTTTCACGAACAATAACCGAGGCGACACTCTGCCTGGCTGAGATAAGAGGGAAGAAGAGTTGTTTTACACAACACGGTTTCTTTCTATAAATCTTTCAATACTTTTCAAATCATACCAAATGGTACGGTTGTTATATTTAGAAAATGATATTTCGGCATTGTTCCTTAGTTTTTCCAAGAGTTTATCACTGCATCCCAAATATGCCATTGTTTCCTTAGCGGAAAGCCATATTTTTTGTACGGGTTCCACCTTTCCTATCTTTTTATGCCTTCCCATAACTTACCAACTTAGACTGTCGTAATATTCTTTGTTACTTAAATAAGTCTTTACGATTTGAGTATCGCTACAACCTTCACCGAGAGAATCAACGATAGCATTGTAGGCCATTTCTGTCATGTTGTATATGACTTCCTGATTATAATCAGATTTACCGACAATTCCGAGAAGAAAGAAGAACCCGATAAATCCTATTGTAAATACGGTGATCTGTTTTGAGATTTTATTCGCATTCATAATCATTCCTCCTTAGCTTAATCTTGTCGCCTTATACTCATCAATCATTCCTCTTTCCGTAAGTTTGATTTCTATGCCTTCCTTTCTCAAATTATACTTGGCTGTTTTTGCCGTGTTGAACTTGAAGTCACGGGTCTTTACCGTAATCTCACCGCCTATGGGCAATCTCCGAAACGTTTCTGTTAACGTTTTTTTTGTCACAAAACTTGTTTTCTCCATATCATTAAAATACTTTTACTAATTATTCTAAAATGGTTTGCTCAAAACGGTATTATCTATCGTTTGATGATGCAAATATAGGTCAAATGACCTAATACGCAAAATGTATCATGGATTATTTTAGGTCAAATGACTTATTTATAAATATTCTAAATAATTAAATATGAAACCGCTTGTTTTACAAAGGATTAATGAATTAATAGATGGCTATAAGTTATCGAAAAATGCGTTTGCAAATAAAATAAATATGGAGCAAACTACGGTGAATAATCAGTTAATAGGGAAGAGAAGTGTGTCAATTGACCTAATTCTAAATATACTGTTAGCCTTTCCCGAAATCTCATCTGAATGGCTACTACGTGGGAAAGGCAATATGTTAATAGAAGGGAGTAAGGATAATGCAGAAAAATTGCGGGAGTTCACAGTAATAGTAGATAAAGATGGGTATTTGAAGCTAAAGCAATGAATGTTATGGGAAATACAAATAATAACCCAAGCATAATATTGGTAATAGGTAATGGGTTTGACCTTGATTTAGGGTTAAATACTTCGTATAAGGCATTTATAGATAAAATGTACCTAAATACACAACATCCTGAATCTACGAATACATTGATTGATTCCATGATTGAGAAATATAAAGAAGCGAAGTGGATTGATATTGAGTTGTTTCTAAGGGATTACGCTCTTTCATACGAAAATAAGGATATTGAAGAAAATCGAAATGTTGAGCTTGAATATAAGAAATTATCTAGCGACTTAAACATGTTTATGTCACAGTACAAATATTTCGATAATAAAAGAAATTATCTTGGTAAATACATTTATAATGTTGGCAGCATATCATCTAAGTTATTGAAGTGGATTTCTGTTCAATCAAATAGTAGGGTGTATTCATTTAATTATACTAATTTGAACGATATAGCTTGCTCATTAAATGAGCAGCAGAATCTTAATATAAAAGATTTGGATATAAGATATATCCACGGAGAAACTTGTTCTTCATACGATGGAAGAATTGCACCTATTATAGTGGGGATTGATGATATTAATGTAAAAGAAGAATTTAGGTGCATGATAAAGTCCGCTCATTCTTCATACAATAGCGGAATTATATCTGATTTATCTAACTCTACTCATGTAATATTTTTTGGATTTGGGATGGGGAAAACGGATCACTCTTATTTTAGAAATTTCTTCAAGTCAATAGAGAAAGGGAAACTGAATACATTAATAAGCATTTTCAATATCAGTGATTCATCTGTGTTTTATGGGCAATTAGTTAATATGGGAATAGACGTTGCGAAAATTAGGGAATGTAGCAATATACATTTTTATTGTGTAAATGATAATGGGCTAAATGATTTCTACGGCAGAACTGGTGTAAATTAAAACTGAATAGTATGAGTAAATTTGAACGCATTATAATCTACGGCATATTGGTAATTTCTCTTTTATTTTCAACATTCGCTTTATGCCGAACCTATCCACGATATATATCTTATGAAGAGTGTAATTTAGGTTTTGATTATATGGGAGTGATAGTAGGGGCTTTAGCCCTATTAGTTGGTTTCTTAGTTGCATGGCAAATTTATAAAACGATTGATGTTGATAAGAAAATAGCCATGATGTCGAATAGTAGTAGGGATGCCATTGCCGAGGATATGTTTTATAGAGGATATAGTAATGGGATGGGTGGTAATGGAAATTCTTTCTTTCCGGCGATGAGGACTTGTGTGGCGGCTTTAAATCTAAACTTTACAGAAGAAAAAGCTGCATGCTTCTTAGAAATTATAGAATATTATGAGGCTCTTTTAAGGAATAATATTCAATTGATTGATAAAACAAAATTAGAAATAGATAAAATAAGATTTAAATCGAAATCTATTGATAAGTGCTATAAAATATTAGCCAAAAAAAAGAAAGAAGCGAAAGAATACGAGAAAAAACAAGAGGAAAAACGTGCAAACAAGAATACGCGTCAGTAAATTTATCTCCAAATTAGAAAACAATAAAAATCATATAATTAAAAAATATATCATTATGGAAAATATTTTACTTGTTACTTCAATCATTATTATTGTGTTTGGAATATTGCAAATTGTTTTATTCTTCAAAGTATGGGGAATGACTAATGATGTGAGAAAAATTAAAAATAATACTATTAATAGTTTCGATGAAGCTCACAAGCAAATAATAATTGGTAATAAAGACAAAGCTTTTGAAATATACAAATATTCATATGTTAAAGAATTAATCAAACTGTCTGAACTACCAGGGGATTTTAAATATAATTATCCAAGATTGGTTGAAAAATACAAATATGAATTATCTAAGTTAGGAGAAGGATATAGTATCGATTTTTCTGAATATGACGCAGTTAATAAGATACGGAAAGTTACAGAATAAAGATTATACAGCTAATAAACACATTATGAAGAAAATCTTATTTTTTATAGCAATATCCTTGTTACTTGCAGGGTGCTCAAAAGACGATGATACAGATGAAGCTAAATATTGTTGGAATTTTCAGATACGGGTTATGACTACTATATATAGTGGAACTGAAAAGACATCTTCCGTCGTCACAAATGAGACAATCTGTGATTTGACAGAAGCGGAAGCAAATGAAATGAAGGAGAAAATATATAATGTTAGCGAGGGAAGTAAAGGCGGGTATCGTGTAAAAATAGTTACAGAGGTTATTAACCTATCAAAGAAGAGGGATAATTCAAACGGAAATTCTCAATATGATAGGGGAGACTGGAGTTGAAAGCTTGAGCTATTCGCCTGTCATTAAATTTTCAAATAAACAGCAATTCTCGCCCGGTTTCTATATCTGTTGCCATAACATGAGAAAAGAGACCGCCTGACGGATAAGGCTGAGATTATCCAATGTCTAACATTATAATTAACGCTTATGGCAAGAATTACTGTAAGGGTCAAAACCACAACACGGGTTAAAATCCGTAGGACTGTAATTAAGGTTCGCAGAGGTTAAGACCCAAAGGGGTGGCAGACAATCGCTGCCCCTTTATTTATACCAGCTGAGAATTAGGTTGATTATACCTTGTCTGCCAATCCCGGTAATCTTTCTATGGTAGATAATATGACCGTTGTCGGCAACTTCTTGCTTTATATCAAATTGCTATTTAAAGTTATATTTAGACAATATATACTTTATATCTTCGTCAGATAAATGATACCATTCTCCGCGTATATGCTTAATAGAAAAATAATCATGAAGTTCTTTCTCCACCAACTTATCACACACTTTGAATAAAGAGATTGTCGGTTTTTCAGACTGTAACGTACGTTCTCTTTTTTTAGGATGTATAGACTTCCCTATTTTTGTAAATCCCGTATTTTCATCTTTCATAAGATAAGTTTGGCATTTATTTTTTTTGTAAGAACGTACTTTCTGTAATTTCAAGGCTGTATTTGCGCTAATTACAGCATCACGTAACAACCAATAATATTTGTTCTCAATAGACAAATAGTCAAGCAATAATATAAGTTTTTCACTGAATTTATCGTTTTTTGAATTATAAGCTATAGCCAACAACTCATAAACATTAAAAGAACGTTCTCCTTCTTCATCTTTATAAACCAATAATGGTTCTTCACTTGTTCCGGCTACTCTAACTTCACCGAAAGCCTCATTCTTAAAAATCTGAATGTTGTTCACAATAATGTCTTCACGTCCGAGAAACGTTCCGTGCTCCTTTACACGGAGATAAAAAGGCGAAAGCTATGCAGGGGGTTGTGACCTACACAGCTTTCTATATCTTAATCATCTGATTAATTCTAATTTTCATAAGTACAACCCAATGCAGTGCAAATATAACAATAATTCTCAAAAGTTATGTTTAAGAGTTATGTTTTTCTATTAAAAGATAGGTGCAAATATGCCCCTCTTATGAACAATGAATAATTGATATTCAAGGAACCCGCCAGCCGTATTACTGGCGGGGTATCATAACGTGAACGTTGGTCGAAACCTCAACGTGCATTTTACACTATCTGTTTATGCGGCAATTATTTCCTAATCTTTTCTTCATTTCGGTTATTGAACTATCCAAAGCGGCAATCATCCTCTCATAGTCCTTATGTGATGCGGCTACATTATTCGCTATCACATTGCCAAGTTCCTCGATAGAGGCGCAAATATCGCCTACAAGTTGTTTGTTTTCTTCCATGATATTAATAGTTAAGTTAATCACCTACGTAATGAGAACCGAAACGCCCTTTGCTGTTATTGGTATAGTAAGCAGATGCCGGGATTGACAAATCATCATAAGAACTTCTTCCGGCAGGCTTGTATCTTTTTGCTTCTTCTCTCAATCTATCAGCGAATGCCTTGTTGTCAGCAGCCTTATAGTCTACGATATTAGCTATATCTTCTTTGACACGTACCGAGAACTTCGCCATTTTCCAGGATTTTTTTAGGCTTTCAGACCAGGTGTATTTGCCCGTCTTGTAGAAGTTGTGAGCCCTTTTCATTATCTCTGATAAATTGTAGTGTTTCATATCTTATAGCTTTTTGTTTAACTTTGATGAAACAAATGTAAGTAGTTTATATTACATTGCAAAACAAAATGATAAATAAAATACTTTCACTTAACAATATTTTGTAAGTACTTCGTTTTACGAATTCAATTTTAATGTATATTTGTACAGTATTAAAGATATTGAGACATGAATAGAATAAAGGAAATATTAAAAGAGCAAGGTGTTACTATAAATGAACTTGCTGATAAATTAGGAATAAGTAGGGTAACATTATCTACCCAAATAAATGGTACTGCAAACATAGTATCTTACGAAAAGATAGCCACCGCCCTAAACGTTCCTATGTGGCAGCTATTTGCTTCACCGGAAGAAATAGCCAAGCAGGCAAAGAACGACTTATGCCCGCATTGTGGGATGCCAATATCTATTAAAACAATGATAGAGAAGGTATAAATATTATTTATAATCAGTCTAAATTACAAAGAAATCAGTTTCATATTTTGGTTACATCCTTATTTCTGCTTTACTTTGTAGCCGAAAGATTGTATTATGAAGTATAATGCTAAAATTATGCTGTAACCGTAATGTTATTAACAATGCTCATAGCGTTGTTAGATGGCGTTATGTTTAAAATATGTCGTTCGTTCTTATAGTATCATAGTATCAAAGAGTATGGGAAGTGTTATAGAAAACAAGAAAGTTAAAGTTATTACAAAAAATCGCCAAGTAAAAACTAAAGGCGATAGATTAGGGTGGACTTTAAGAAGCGAAGTTAAGCATGTTCCTTTACGTGAAATCGCTGGTAGAGGAAAAATTGTTAATGAAACATGCTGTTTTATTTCGACCACTGCAAAAATGATTATGTAAATGTTCGATAGAATCCAACCATTTGAATTAAAATATATACAGAAAGCGTCTCCTAAAGAAGGGGACGCTTTTGATTTTTCATTGATATATAAATTTTATACTGATAGGACAAAGGAATATCAGAGATTAAAATATATAATCCGAGCAGAAGCTTATGAAGATGTTTTTGCAATAAAATTCTATGCTGCGAGAGATAGGAGATTAGATAATAAATATAATAGAATTATCAAGGCTCATGGTTATAAGGGAGCAATGGGGATATTTATTACCTGTGCTTCAGTAATTCCTATGATTATCGAAAAATATCCTAATGCTTCTTTTGCTGTAAATGGAGCAGAAAGTATGGATATGGAAAGTGATAAAGTGGAAAGCAGATCAAACAACCAAAGATTCAGAATATATAAAAAAATAGCTTTAAACTTATTCGGAAGGAAAAAGTTCGAACACATCGAATATGAAAACGTAAGCTCTTATATTCTTGTGAATAGAAATAGCTGCCAAGATGTTCAAGAGAAGGCGGAATATATTAAGGAAATGTTTTTTAGCAGAGGATTTGAAGAGTAG